GTACAATTAGTATCAACACTGTAGCTACTGGCGGATTACGTCTCGGAAATAATTTTATATTCAATAGTGGCACTAGCGCAAACATTCGATTAGATGCAGGCACATTAGATCTAAATAATTTTAGTCTAAGCACAGGAACTTTCAGTTCAAACAGTACCAGTGCAAGAACTATAGCTTTTGGAACCTCAGGTAAGATAAGACCAACTAGAAGCACTGGCACAGGGTTAAGTCTTAGTTATACTAATTTAAGTGTTACTGGAACATCAAATATTGAAAGAGATTCCACATCTACTGTAACTTTAGATGTTAGTTTAGGTGTTAGTCCCACAGCTGCCAATGCACTAAATGTTAATATTATATCAGGAGCAAGTGTTGTTACATTTACTGGTATTTTTGGTATTATTAATTTTACAGGATCGACTATGAATCCTGGCAATCAAACTATACAGTGTGCTGGGTTTGTACTATCAACAGGTGGAACGTTCACTTCCACAGCATTTCAAACGAATGTCACCGGGTCTTTAACTTTTAATGGTAAAAGTATTTCTACTCTAGCTATTAATGGTAGCGGTATTACTACTACTTTGAATGACACACCTACTGTTACAGGAAGTACTATATTAACTTTAGGAACATTAAATCTAAATAACTTAACTTTGACTACAGGTGTATTGAATAGTTCTAATAGTAATGTTAGATCTATAGCTTTTGGAACTACTGGGAAAATTATTACTAATACTGCTACACCAAGCATTTCAAATATAGATTTTGGTACAGCTACAAATTTCACTTTTACTGGAAATTCAGATATTACATTAGATATGAACATTGCACGAACTCTGACCTTTGGCACGTTTGCTGGAGCGACTAGTGCTAATAGACTCAATATAAATTTACTTACAGGTGGAAGTACTATTACTTTTTCGGGATCTTATAGACAGATAAATTTTGGTAGCACAACTGTTGATATGGGTACAGCTACTATTAGTTGTCATGGATTCAGTCTGTCTAGTGGAGGAACATTTTCTCTTACTACATTTAGTATAGTTGGCACTGGTACTTTAAACTTTAATGCCAAAACGATTAGAAATTTAACTATTGATGGAAGCGGTGCAACGACTTCTTTAAGTACTAACGGAACCATTTCGACTACTTTGACTCTAACGAATGGTAATTTGAACTTAAATGGTCTTACTTTAACTACTGCCAATGCTGCCACAGCAGCCGGAACTAAAAGTATTACTTTCAATAATGGCACATTGAATATTTCTGGCGCAGGCTCAACTGCTTGGAACAATGCTGCTCCAACTAACTTTAGTACATCACTTGGAACAGGCCAAGGATCAATATCTATGACCAGTGCCAGTGCCAAAACATTTGTAGGTGGCGGTAGCGTCTACAACTGTACACTAATTCAAGGCGGTGCTGGTACACTTACTATATCAGGAAACAATACTTTTACTAATATTACAAATAGTGTACAACCTTGTACTATAACCTTTACTAGTAGTACTACGACCACTTGCACTAGGTTTCAACCAGTTGGAACAACAGGGACACCAGTAACTGTGACTGCAACTACTGCAACAAGAGCTAATATTAATTCAAGTCAACAGGTATTATTCATCAACTGTACGATTAGTAATATCAATGCGCAAGGAACATCGGCTTATAGAGCACCAGCTAGTTTAGGAAATACTAACGGAGGAAACAATCTTAACATTTCTTTCTCTAACGTAACTTCAGGTAACGGAACCATCTTTACTTAACCAATAAATACTATACTAAGGATATACTATGGGACAGTTTGATCTTAAAATTCGAAATCAAGTAAGACCAACACTGCTTACTTTTGACAATATTCCAGTCGACGGAACAACTGTTACTAATAAAGATTATATTGATTTACAAGTAGCATCTAAAACAATTACCTTAACTGGTGATATTAGCGGTTCAGGTAATAATTCTTTTGCTACTACCTTAAGCACAACAGGTGTAACTCCTGGAACTTATGCTATAGTTACAGTAGACAGTAAAGGTAGAATTACTACTGGTCAAAACTTAACAGTAACTGGTGATATTAGCGGAACTAGTACTGGTAATAGTTTAACCACTACACTATCAAATACTGGTGTAGCCGCAGGAACATATACTAAAGTTACAGTAGATGTTAAAGGTAGAGTGACTAATGCATCTAATTTAACCAGTTCAGATATAACATCTACTTTAGGTTATACTCCAGTGAATGCTGCATTGGGTGCAACATTTGGAGGCACAGTAACTTTAAATGCAGCACCTACACAGGACTTAGATGCTGCTACAAAAGAATATGTTGATCGTAAAGCTTTTTTCGCGCTGGCTGTAGGAATTTATTAATGAAGTGTTCGATTTTCTGATTCGACAAACACATCGTCACTTTCGTTTACGAATTCGTCATCGAATTCCATATCCATAGCTCCTTCATCATCTACAGTTTGAAACCAATGAAATAAGAAATCTTTAAATTCCTTAATATTTTCATCACTAATTTCTTTTTTATAGTATCGAGCTAAAAACTCTTTAACAGTATCTGTGTGAAATGCATTGTAGACTTCCGGATAAAACCAATTAAAAGTTTCTTCATTATCGATAGTTACAGTCAGTATAATAGTATCTTTATCTTGATCTTTATCGATAAACCAATCCGCACTCCAAAAGCTTTCTTGTCCGTCGTCTAAATCACCCCAGGAAGGAAAAATGTCATTGTTGTCCATAATAGTCTCAAATTAAATTTACAATTTCAAAAATTGTTTCTAGTTTAGTTTTAATTATCTTATTTGTAAAACTTATCTTTAAAGCCTGATGTAAAGGTTTAGGAGCATTATCAGCAGTTACCCACGCCCAACCGCAATGTTCTTCGGATAACACAGGAACAAATTCGTTATCGACTACACATAGATATGTTTGAAATTTAAATCCACCGTCATTGCTAACAAATTTTTCAATAGGAATAGTTTTAATTATATCAGGAAAAGAACCAATTTCTTCTTGTATTTCTCTTTGAAGACCTTGCCAAGCAGTTTCGCCGGTATTTGTTGTGCCACCGACAAGCCCCCAAGTTCCTTTGTGCTTACCTGAACTTTTTTGAAGTAATAAAAATCTTTGTGTCTTACGGGCAAAAATTAAAGCTCCAGAACAATCAATCGAATCTTTTACAGTTCTAGTCTCCATTCACCCCTCGCATATTCGCCTTCAAAAGATTTAACCCAACTTACGCCGTTCCACTTATACTGAACAAGTGTAAAGATATTTGTCTGATAAATCAACTCATCTGAACTAACTGCTGCTTCGAAAATAATATGCCAAGTGTCGCCATCCCATTCGATAATATCATTTGCCTTAGCAATAAATTCACTATTATCATCATTTTTCCAAGCATCTGCGTCGTTTGCAATGTCGTCGATTATTAAGTATCTTGTTCCAACAGATGGTGTTAATCCGGAACCTTTTGGTCCTTTAGTAGTGGGATCTATAACTGCATCAAAAGTTCCCCAACTTGCAGAATTCCTTGCAGGGCCTTCGATTGGGTCGTTAGGAGGATACGTGTCTGTGTCCCAATTAACTGACATAATTGTTTCATCTAAAGGATTAAGACTTACATAACCAACAACACTTGATCCATCTTCTTGATACAAAAATATCTTACTTAAACCTGCTTGATACTTGCCAGGATATTGATCTAAAATTTGACGCCAGTTTAAGAAACCTGAATTATCTCTACCAGATAACTTAATAGTATTTGAGAATACTGTTACATCAAAATTACCTATGTTAACTTTTTCTGTAGCTAACAAACTGCCTAAAGTAACAGATCCTTTTGAAGGATCTGTTCCTAATCCGTCAATATAATCTTCATTGTTAATTGCACCACCTTCAAAAATATTAGCAATAATATTTGTAATAATTCCTAACTTTTTAACTTTAGCAGGCGGTGTGATCCATATAGGTGTTTTTAAATTAAGGGTAGCGATATCAATACTAATGTTTGTGCCTTGGGGTATTGATCTGCTACTAAAAGTTACATCCTCTAATTCAACTACAGTTAAACTAGTCCAATCTAAGTAATTGTCTGTACTTTGTATTTCTAAACTAGGATTAAAGAAATGTAATATTTGTTCTAACAATTGAAGTTTTTGATCTGTATTAGAACTCCATATGTCAACTTTTAATGTTAAAATAAAAGGAGTTGGCATTAATCTTTCTACAGTATATTGCGCTCCTTGAGTACTAGTATATTGACCATTTTCTACATTACGTTCTCTAACATGAACCTTACTTATAAAACTTGGATCTCCTAACCTTGTTCTGTCTAAATCCAAGTCTGTGATATAAACTGCAATTTTAGGCGCAGATATAAGAGTGTTTTCACTATTTTGATTTATAATCGCTGCTGCTTGACGATCAGCATCTCCGTACACAACTGGAACTCTTGATAGTGTTCCATCACCTGCTCTTACAGTAAAATTACTAAACAATCTAATAATTTGTAAAAGATATCTTCTTATCTGACCATCATAAAAATGCTGCATATTAGAAATCCGCTTTTGGTTTTAGTGCTTGAGACAATGACTGACGTTCTTGTACTTCTTGACCATTAATTGTAGAAGTATTAGTATTATTAATAAATCCTGTTCTTTGAGTATTTCTAGTATCAGTATTTGTTAGTGTATGACGTATTTCATCCTCTCTTTTGATCCATCTTCCGCCGTCAAATCTAAATAAACGATTAGGCATAAAATCAGTTCTTAAAAAATAATCGCCTTCTTGAGCACCATCTGGGAACGCTATACCGTGACCAAAAATAGCATATCCGTTATCTGGAATAGCATCATCTAATAGATACCCTACATAACCAGGACGTACTGGCCTTGCGTGAATGGTGCTAGCATCGATTGCATTAGATGATGTAGATGATATATCAATTTGATCAGTATCGTCAGCTGTTTTAAGTGCCGGTCTACCTGTGTCTTTATCAACTGCTAAAGTATAAAACTGTTGTGTTTGGTACCCGCTTTTAGCTGTATTAGCTTCTGCTTCGGAAAGTATTGCATCATTAATTTGTAAATCTTTTCCGTTAGTACTAATGATATCTTTAATAGTTTGTGTGTAACAACTTTTCCAAGTAGAACTATCTCCAGGATCCACTCCTGTTGTAGCAGTATTGGCAGTATAAAATGCTCCTTCGAATCTAACTGTTTCCCCAGGAGCATAACTCTTTGTAGCATCATAATCGCCAGCAAATGAAACATCATCGTCCACTGGTCTATCTAATATATCTTTGTAAGGCTGACTATCGCTAATTTTCTTTAGTTTTAATCTGTATAAGTGCGGCCACCAGGTCATACTGAACCCTTCGGATGCTCGACCTACATCTTCAATTACAAAGTATCTTGGCATTCCTGCATCAAAATCGTTTAATGCAAAATTATCTTTTAGATGAGGAAGTTCTAACACGTCGCCAGGTAGCGGTTTTCTGCCCACTCTTTCTATAAATGAATTAATATGCACGGTCATATAGACCATGTCATTGTCTAAAAATAATCCAAATTGACTTAGATTAAAATCAATGTCTTGTACTTGATAATGTCCTCGTATTCTGTACACACTAGTATCATATTTCCTGTCTCTATTCTCTAAAAACAGTAAATCTTGAACTTGTGTTGCGTCCTTAAAATTCGCACCTGTGCCTGTTCCGATGTACTTGTGCAGATAAACATCTGTACCTCCAACGGTAAACATTTCGTTAATTTGGCGGTCTATAAACTTATAATCTTGCCCTTTTTCTGGGCGGTAAAGTGAGATACGTGGCATAGTATAATATTTAGCGATAAATACTTTGGGAGATTCGAATGAACGATAATTTGCCAGACAACCCGCAGGAAATTAAACAAAAAGTGTATGACTATTGCAGAAACATGCTAGGTGATGGCATGATTGATGTAGAACTAGATCCTGTACATTACGAAACTGCATTAGATAGAGCTATTGCTAAGTTTAGACAGCGAAGTTCTAATAGTGTTGAAGAAAGCTATATGTTCTTGACACTAGAAAAGGACAAAAATGATTACATTTTGCCTCAAGAAGTAATTAATGTACAAAGTGTTTTTAGACGTACACTAGGATCAAGAACAGGCGGCGGAACTGGAAGCAATTTTGAACCTTTTAATTTGGCCTATACAAATACTTATTTGTTAAATAGCACCATGCTAGGAGGTATTTCTACCTACTATCTATTTGCTAGTTATCAAGAAATGGTAGGTAAAATATTTGGAAGTTATATAGAATTTCAATGGGTAAACACTAGTAGAACTTTAAGAATATTACAGCGTCCTTTTACTGAAGGTGAAATAATAATGCTTCGTTGCCAGAATTATAGACCTGATTATATTCTTATTCAAGATTTATATGCAGCTCAATGGATTAAAGATTATAGTCTTGCTAATTGCAAACTAATGTTAGGTGAGGCACGTAGCAAATTTGGTGCTATTGCTGGTCCAGGCGGATCAGGACAACTCAACGGTAACGATTTAAAATCTGCTGCCAAAGAGGAAATAGAAAAATTAGAAAAAGAGTTACAAGAATATGTTCCTGGAGGAACACCGTTGACATGGATAATTGGATAACATGAGAGCTAAAGAATTCATTGTAGAAGTAGAAAAAAAGTTATCTAAAACTTCTAGGGAAGCAGCTTCATATGCAAAACAATTGCATGTAGATCAATATTACGGAATGTATAGATTTGGTATTGCTATGGCAGGAGAGCCTGAACATTCTGCACCTACAGAAGGACCAGCTAAGGATATGCCTACAGTTTGGATGTATACCGATGCTGAAATTAAGAAAGTGGATGTAGCTGCTAAAAATCAAGGCATCAAAAGCACTACCATAGTTGCCAAAGGACCTAGTTCAGAAATTGATATAGTGAACACAATAAGTCCTGTAGCGAAACCTAAGAAAAATAAGTACGGAGTTTAAAATGAGAATTATCGATTTGGATGAATCGTTGATTGTACTTTTTGAAAAAAAAGAATTGCCTGTTGATGTAGAATTATCTATAGGTTCGAACGGAAGACAAGTAAAAGATTATCAATCTGCTTTACAATCTTTAGGAATTAGTCCAGGAAGAATAGATGGAATTTTTGGAAGAGAAACTAAAGCAGCAACAATTGTTTTTCAAAATAAGCACGATTTAAGAACCGACGGCATTGCTGGTATAAAGACTTTAACAAAACTCAATGCTGCATTAAAAGGAGAAACAGCTCCTGTAAAGAAAAAAGAAAAAAAAGGAAATTGGGGTAAGATAAACCCGGCAACTGCGGAAATGGTTTATAACTTTTTTGAAAAAAATGATTTTACACCAGTACAAGCAGCAGCCTTAGTAGGAAATTTTAGCGTAGAAAGTTTGTGGACTAAAGACCCGGCAAAAGCATTAAATCCAAACGATACTAACAATCAATCAAGTCATGGTTTAGCACAATGGCAAGGTGATAGATGGAAAAATCTAGGAAGATTTCATAATACTCGTCCTGAAAATACAAATTTAAAACAACAATTAGAATTTGTAGCTCATGAGTTAGAAACAACGCACGTCAGAGCTGGCCGAATTTTGAAAAATGTTACTGGCACAGATGAAAATGCATTAAAACAAGCAGTTATCGCAGTAAGAAAATATTACGAAGTGGCTGCACCGTCATCAGATGCTCAAAGATTACAATACGCTAGACTAGCACTTGAAGAATTCTCTGAAGGTACAGCAGCTCAAGAAGCACCATCTTTAACATAAAAAACTTGACAACGTAACAAAATTATAATAAATTATAGTGTCAGGAGGCATTATGATTATTGGCTTTGTAGGTTTCATTGGTTCGGGCAAAGATACTGCTGCGGACTATCTTGTAAATTTTCATGGATTTAGAAGAGACAGTTTTGCATCTACACTGAAAGATGCAGTTGCATGTGTGTTTGGATGGGACAGAACTCTGTTAGAAGGACGCACAAAAGAAAGTCGCGAGTGGCGCGAGCAAGTAGATCCTTGGTGGAGTGAACGTCTAGGCAAAGAAATTACACCTCGTTGGATACTACAGCACTGGGGCACAGAAGTTTGTCGTAACGGATTTCACAACGATATTTGGATCGCTAGTTTAGAAAATAAAATTAGAAAAACTAATGATAATGTTGTTGTTACAGATGTAAGATTCCCCAACGAAATAGCTGCTATTAAAAATGCCGGCGGTAAAGTATTCAGAATAAAGCGCGGCGCAGATCCAGATTGGTTTGAACATGCATTGAATCACAATCAAGGTCCTACTAACATGAAATGGGCATTAAGTAAAATGCACCTAAATGAAGCCAAAGTACATGCTAGTGAATACAGTTGGGTTGGAAATCAAGGAATTGATGCCGAAATTGACAACAACGGTACCATAGATGATCTATTTAATCAACTTAGAAATCAGGTTGAAGATCGCCTTGGCGCCATTGAACGCCCTCTTTATGTAGGACTCGCTGACAGTTAGCACATACTGTTTTTAGATTGTTAGGACGGCTATTGTTTAAATTGCCGTCTACATGAAAAACGTTAAACTGTTCACAGTGCTTGCCTTTAAAGCCACACTTATCGCAAATTAACTTTTGTCGATATCCGTCCCTGTACCATTTTGGTATTCCGTGACCTGTGCCGTGTTTTAAACACAGTTCGCATTTCTTGCGATAATATGTTTTACCATTCTTAACATAATTTATAGCTGCTGGTCTGAAACCACAAATACATAAAGGTCGTGACATGTTTTTATTTATAGCACACCTTTTTAATCCCTTTTCTTGAGGCCTTATTACACCAATTTTATTATTTTACAATAAATACAATAAGAACAAAACTCCAAGGAGAATCCAGATGGCATTAAGTTCACCAGGCGTAGAAGTCAAAGTAATTGACGAGTCATTTTATACACCAGCAGAACCAGGCACAGTACCGTTAGTTATTGTAGCAACTGCTGAAAACAAATCTAATAGCGGCGGCACAGGTACAGCACCAGGTACTATTAAAGCTAATGCCGGCACAGTTTACTTATTAACCAGTCAAAAAGATTTGGCTGATACTTTCGGAGATCCTGTATTTAAAACAGACTCTAATAACAATCCTATTCATGGGGGCGAACAAAATGAGTATGGATTACAAGCAGCGTATAGCTTACTAGGCGTAAGCAATCGTGCATATGTAGTTCGTGCTGATATCGACCTTGACGCATTAACAGCTACCGCAGATGAACCTATTGCTAATCCTGCTAACGGTACTCATTGGTTAGACACTTCCAGTACAGCATTTGGAATTTTTGAATGGAATAGTGCTCCTATTAATACCGCAGGTGGTCAAAAATTCAGTAACAAAGTTCCAAAAGTAATTTCTGATCCTACTCTAATTGACGGAGCTACTGGCGGTCCGAACGCAAAAGCAGGCGGACAAATTGGTGATTATGCAATCGTAGTAAACGATAATGACCCTACTACTTCTGTATTAACATTAAATCATCCAAATGAAATATGGTATAAAAGCAAAGGAAATACTCAAGCAGGAGTTGACCCTGGCACATGGGTAAAAGTAGGAGGCCAAGAATGGTTCTTGAGCCATGCTGCTGTAATTGGCACTAAAACTAATCCAACAATTGTTCCTGGGGACTCATTTTATATTAACGGCAATTTAGTTATTGCTACAGGCAGCAACGTAGATAGTTTAATTAACGATATCAATAATATTGCAAATATTCCAGGAGTGGTTGCTCAGAAAGTTAACGGCAAACTAGAAATTTATTCAGATGGAACTATTGGCAATGATCCAGTTGACAGTTCAACTTCTAACTTAATTAATATTGCAGCAGGAACAGGAAATCTAATTAGCACTACCACCGCAGCAAGTAGTGTAGGAATTAAAGCAGGCATTTATTATGCTCCACGATTACAAATTAGTAAACACACACAAGTACCAGAGTGGAAAACATCAGGTGTTCCAAGACCTACTGGTTCTGTATGGATTAAAACAACCGATCCTAACTTAGGAGCTAAATTCAGAGTAAAACGTTGGAACAGTGCAACATTACTATGGGAAAACCTGTCAGCACCACTTTATGCAGAAGGACAATCAGCTCTACAAGGACTCGACTCAACAGGCGGTGGCCTAAATATTGCTGTAGGTACTATCTATGTTCAAACAAATTATAATGAACATAACGGCGCAGATGTAACTCCAAGAGAAGCAAATTATAAATTATGGCGTAGATCAGCATCTGGGGAAACTTCAATTAGATCTACTGCTGTAACGAGCAGCTCTTTACCTGCAACTAGTTATTCATTTAGAATAGCAGAAAGCTTATTAGGAACGTCTGTGTTAGGAGATTATAACGATGACGGCACTTACAGTTATATTCAAGTTAACTTTACATCAAATGGTGATGTAGATGATTCAGAGGTAGTTGCTAATGCTATTAATGCTGCAAGTTTCACAAATATAGAAGCTACCGTAGACAGTCAAAATCGTGTTATTATTAGTCACAAACTAGGCGGAGATTTTAGACTAGTAGATGGAACAGGTAGTCCTTTAAATGCATTAGGTTATTCTGCTTACGATTTTAACACTGATAGCTTAACTTTTGGACAAGGCACAGCTAATTTATATGATGCACCAGATGGTGATACTTTACATGATTTTATTGCTAGCTTATGGCATCCATTAGTTTATGTAGCTAATCCTGATGCACCAGGAAGCTTAACAGAGGATGGAACTCTGTGGTATAGTTCAGTCATCGATGAAATTGACATTCTTGTACACGACGGAGAAAGCTGGGTAGGCTACACATTCCCTAGCGGAGGAAGTCCTAATTTAACATTCCCAACTGATCCAGCAGGTCCTATTGTTAGTGCTACAGAACCAGAATATCAAAGCGATGGTACACCATTAGTAACTAATGATTTGTGGATCGATACTAGCGATATTGAAAATTTTCCAACTATTTACAAATATAACGCTGACTTAGCATTAGGTCAACGTTGGGTATTAGTTGATACTACAGATCAAACGACAGAAGATGGTATCTTATTTGCCGATGCACGTTATAATACATTTGGAGAAAATAGTGATACAGCAGGAAGCATAGTCGATCTATTAGCAAGTGATTACTTAGATCCAGATGCACCTGATCCAGCACTATATCCAAGAGGCATGTTGCTGTGGAATACACGTCGCAGTGGATTCAATGTCAAGAAATTTGTAAGAAATTATATCGATACTACTGCCGAGAATAAGAGACTTGCAGATGAGTCTATGGAATTCTATTACCCACATCGCTGGGTAACAGAAAGTCCTAATCAAGCAGACGGTACAGGCTCCTTTGGACGTAAAGCACAGAGAAGTGTAGTTGTCAAAGCATTACAAGCTACTGTAAATAGCAATGAGCAAATTAGAGACGAAGAAAGTCGAGTATTCAATCTAATTGCTTGTCCAGGCTATTCTGAATTAATTGGAGAAATGATTACTCTAAATTATGACAGAGGTTTAACTGCATTCGTCGTAGGTGATACACCTGCACGTTTAACATCAGATGCAACAAGCTTGTTAAATTGGGCAAGTAATGCAGAAGGTGCAGTAGAAGATAATGATATCGGTGCTACAAGCTTTGATGAATACATGGCAATGTTTTATCCATGGGGCTTCTCTAGCGATAACTTCGGTAATAATGTTGTTGTTCCTCCAAGTCACATGATGTTAAGAACTATCGCTCTTAACGATCAAGTTGCATATCCTTGGTTCGCACCAGCAGGTGTACGTCGTGGCGGAATTACAAATGCAACAGCAGTTGGATATGTTAACAGCGAAGGAGAATTTACATCAGTTGCTCTTAACACAGGACAACGTGATACATTATACGAACAAAAAATTAATCCGTTGACATTCTTTACAGGAACCGGATTAGTTAACTACGGACAAAAAACTCGTTCAAGAGCAGCTAGTGCATTAGATAGAATCAATGTTGCACGTTTAGTAGTTTACTTACGTAGACAGCTAAATCAATTAGCTAAACCTTACATCTTTGAACCGAATGATAAAATTACAAGAGACGAGATTAAGGCATCCGTAGAAAGTCTATTACTGGAATTAGTAGGACAACGAGCAATTTATGACTACATTGTAGTATGTGACGAAAGTAACAATACTCCAAGTAGAATTGATCGTAACGAGCTTTACATTGACATTGCTATTGAACCAGTTAAAGCAGTTGAATTCATTTACATTCCATTGCGATTAAAGAATACTGGCGAAATCGCTTCGTTAGGTTAATAAAGGAAATTAAAAATGGCAATTTCATCATTATCTAAATTTACAGTACCGTTAGCAAGTGACCAATCGGCTACTAGCCAAGGTATGCTTATGCCAAAATTAAAATATCGCTTTAGAGTGATGTTTGAAAATTTTGGTGTATCAACTCCTACAACAGAATTAACGAAACAGGTGCAAACCGCAGTTCGTCCTAATTTACAGTTTGCTAATCAAACAATTGAAGTTTACAACAGTAAAATTAATTATGCTGGTAAACACACATGGAACACAATGACTATTACTTTACGCGATGATGTTAATAGCAATGTTCAAAAATTAGTTGGCGAACAACTACAGAAGCAGTTCGACTTCTTAGAGCAAAGTTCAGCAGCAAGTGCTATTGATTATAAATTTAATTTACGTATCGAAATGCTCGATGGTGGTAACGGAAACAACGCTGTAACTGTTCTAGAAACATGGGAATGTTATGGTTGTTACTTAACACAAGTAAATTATCAAAACTTAGGGTACGGAGAACAAACTCCTGCAATGATTGATTTAACTATTCAACCAGACAATTGCGTACAAACACCAAGCGGTACTGGTCTTGGAACAGTTGTTGGAAGAACAGTAGGAGTTCTTGCTACTGGTGCTGGTATATAATAAAAAAGCAGCGGAAACGCTGCTTTTTTTATGACTTTTTATTAACTACGCAGTTAATTATATTCGATAAATAATTACATGACAAGTAAAGCTCTAAGACAATTCACCTCTGGCGTATTTAATCCTAAAGGAAATTTAGGAGATTTTCGTCATGCTGCACGATTATTTTCCGATGACAGTTTTAGACTTTTACCTAAATCTAAGTTTTTATTTCATGTAAATTTTCAAATTAATCTTCAAGCACTAAAAAGTTTAAATTTTAGATATCAACATCAAAATGAAATAGGAATGTTAGTTAAAGCTGTTGACCTTCCAAAATTTTCTATGGTCAGCGAAACAGCAAATCAATACAATAGAAAGAAAAACATACAAACTAAGATTGACTATCAGCCTATTACAGTTAAATTTCATGATGACAATTTAGGTGTAACTAGACAGCTATGGGAAAATTACTATCGTTACTATTATGCAGACGGAATAACTTCTACTGTATTTGGATCTTATAATAGAACAGCAACTTTAAATTCTAGTTTTATTAGAATGCCTTACGGACTCGACAACGGTAGTCATGTTCCTTTCTTTAGCAATATAACCATTTATCAGATGGCAAGAAAATATTGGAATAGTTATACGTTAGTTAATCCGATTATTACAGCTTGGAGTCATGATTCATTAGATTATTCTAACAATAATCCTGGCGAGCAATCTATGACTCTAGCCTACGAATCTGTTTATTACGGCAATGGAATAGTACGACAAAACAGTCCTATAGGATTCGGAGTAGATCACTATGATACTGTCCCAAGTCCTATTTCACTTGCCGGTGGCGGAGCCAGAAGTATATTTGGAGCAGGCGGCGTGTTGGCCGGTGTGTCGTCTGTGTTTGGTGCAGTTTCTAGCGGCCAGGCCTTTTCAAGCCCTGAAAATTTTATTGCTACTGCTATTACCGCAGTAAACACTTATAATAATTCTCAACAATTAAGCAGAACTGGTGTAACAGAAGAATTAAACAATATTACACGTTCAGGTTTACAAAATGTACAAAGACAAAATGTTACAGGAATTAATAATATTGGATTTCCTATAGCGAATGTTAATCCTGCACAGACAACTGTTGCACAACTTAGAAACTTTAACAGATAATGAATACTACAAATTTACCTCCAGCCACGACAACAGATACATCTGATGAAGTAAAAAGTTTTTTTGACAAATATTTCACCCATCAAATTTCGTTTCCTAGTAATCAAATTGATGCAGTGTTAGGATTTTTTTTAAAATCAGGATTCGATGAGCAAGCAGCTAAAAGTACTTCTATAGTATTATTAAATCAAGCTAGAATAGATAATGTAAATCCTTTGCAGTTAGTCGATACACTAAAAACATTGACTCAGCCTCAATTAAATGCAGTTGTCACAGAAATATTAAATGCTTATCGAGAAAAAACTAGTTCATTAGGTTATAAAATAACCGAGATTGAAGAAACATTTGAAAGTCGTAATATTGCACAATGAGTCGATGGGCACGTGGAAAATTTCAACTTAACAATCCTGCCAAATATGTAGGAAATCATCACCCTACTTATAGAAGTAGTTGGGAATGGCAATTTATGAAGTTTTGCGATCAAGACCCAAGAATTATGAAGTGGGCTAGTGAAGCAATTAAAATTCCTTATAAAGATCCTTTTACTGGACGGCAAACAATCTACGTTCCAGATTTTTTTATTCAATATGCAGATAAGAATGGTAAAATTCAAGTCGAGCTTATAGAAGTAAAACCTGAAAATCAAACGCTATTTGAAAAAGTAGGTAAAAATCGTAATAATCAATTACAGTGGGCTAAAAATCAAGCTAAGTGGCGTGCCGCTCATGTTTGGTGTAGTAGACAAGGAATTAAGTTTAGGGTACTTAATGAAAATGATTTATTTCATAATGGTTCAATAAGATAAGTATAATACGATGAAAAAATTAGAAGAAATACTTAATTTACCAGAGGCCAAAAAAATCATTAAAAAAGATGAGAAAGAAAAAGCCACCGAAATAGCAGAACCTTTTTTAAGAGACATGGCAGAATTTGATAAAATTGCTGCTGCTCTTCCACAAGTTAAAGGGCTAGGCGATATTAGCGATAAAGAATTTGATGAACTAGCCCAACGTGCTACAGATGCGTTTGATGATTTAATGGATTTAGGTATGAATGTAGAAGCACGTTACAGCGGCCGTGTGTTTGAAGTGGCAGGCACTATGCTTAAAAATGCCATTGATGCTAAAGCAGCTAAAATTGACAAAAAGCTGAAAATGGTAGAATTACAGCTAAAAAAACAAAAGTTAGATCAAGATACCAAAATTGACGACTCTGCAGATGTAACAGGAACAGGCGTTATAATTTCAGATAGAAATAGCCTAATCGAAAAACTTAAGAATATGAAATAAATATAATATCAGGATTTTTATTATGAAATCATTTAAAGACTATTTGACAGAAAGCGTAGAAGAAAAAAAGTACGCATTTAAGATTAAAATTGCAGGGGATCTTCCTGAACATATCGAAGATACTATGAAAGCAGCTTTGGAAAAGTACAAAGTAAGTAGCTTCAGTAAAGGAAAAACCACTCCGATTCAGCCCAGACTTTTGGACTTTCCTACACTAGAAAATACTCATATGACTATTTTCGATGTAGAATTGGATTATCCTACAACAAGTCAAGTGTTAACAGCATACATGGCTGAACATACAGGAGTAGAATCTTGCTGTATTCGTGTTCGCAGTTTAAAAGAAGAAGACGAAATCGAATTAAACAATGAACACATTGACAAAGAAAAGAACGATTCTTTATTAATGCAAGACTATCAAAAAGAAAATAATCAAGATTTAGTAGGAGAGAAAAAAATTAGCAGTCTAATTAAAGAATTAGCCAAGGCTAGTAAAGAATCTCAGCTAACACAATATAAAGGTGTAAATGAAAAGATTTTAGCAAAATCTGCACCTAAAGAAAAGCACACAGCTCCGCAAAAAACCTCACCTTCTTCGAGTATCCTAAAAGGTCAAAAAGGTAACCCGGACCCAAGAAAAGGAAAATAATATGAACTTTCAAGAACTAATGGCTCGTATCGCCGAGTTAGACAACCCAGTACAAGAATCAGAAAAAGCTAATAAAGACTACGACGGTGACGGCAAAGTAGAATCCCCAAAAGACGAAGTATGGGGGTCTCGAGCTAAGGCAGCAGCTAAATCTGGAAAACCTTTTAAAGAAGAATCTGAAGAAGAAGAAGAATCTGTGGAAGAAAATTTAGAACAATTAGCCGACGAAGTAGAAAGAGAAATGGACGAGTGCGGCATGGGTTCAATGTCAATGCCTAGCATGAGTAAACAACAAGACAATGTTAGTATGAATGTCAGCATGAATGGATCAGGCAGTGGCGGCATTAAAGATCTAATGAATATTTTAAGAAATTTAGAACAAGGCAGTGACTCGCATGATCATGATTTAGGTATTGGTGGCGACGATAGTCCTAAGTCAGGTATGATGATTATGAAAAAAGAACCTGTATTAGGCGACGAATTTGCTAACAGTCCTAATGTACAAATGGGTCAAGATAATTTTCCTATAGATCACGGTGATGACTTACACAAGCCTAAAAACAGCTATAGTGACAAACCGTATCGCGGTGATAACCCTATGGCATTAGAAGGGTTAACAGAAAAATTATCTGCATTATACGAAGATATCAAAAGCAGCGAATTAGGCGAAGTTGACGTTAAACTATCGCAGCCTAGCAAAGGAAGATTTCATGGCGGAGTTTTTGGAGCATCTATTGACGGACCGCCAGAAGTACAGGCGATCATTAAACAAATGAAACCAGAAGATTACATAGAAAGAAACAAGTACGAAAAAGATACACCAAATCGCGATATTAGCGATCCAACATGGTCAACAGTTTGGAGAATGAAAGGCGAGCAAGATCAATATAACTATGTACAACGTTATAATAGAGATAATAACAATCTTTCTATCAGACAATGGTTAGACAAAGCTAAAAACAAGCTTACTAGTTTAGTTACAGGAAAGCCTGAAGAGAAAGTTCCTTATAAAGTTGCTAGAGACAAGTTTAATCCAGATAATAGTTTCGTTACAGGAGCTGATCAAGGGCTTGAAAAAGATTTTCCAACTTACAAAGAAACAGCAGATCTAAAAAAATTAGCAGGTATGTAAGTTAGTTTATATAACTCAAAAGGGGCTTTAAAGCCCCTTTTTTATTGTAAATAGTATTATGGCAAGCAAAAGTTTAGACGGTGTCTTAACAAAAAAGGCACATACCAAAGAATCCTTCACTGAACTGCAAATTGAAGATTTGTTAAAATGTGCTGACGAAGATTCTGGTTATCATTATTTCTGCGAAAACTTTTTCTATATTCAGCATCCTGTTAGAGGTAAGATGCTGTTCGAACCATACGAATATCAAACTAGATTATTAAATGCATATCACGGACACAGGTTCAACATCAACATGTTACCTCGTCAGATGGGCAAGACTACCTGTGCTGCGGGCTACTTGCTGTGGTATGCCATGTTTCACCCGGACCAGACCATTCTAATCTCTGCACACAAATATACAGGCTCGCAGGAAATCATGCAACGTGTGCGTTATGCATATGAGCTGTGTCCGGACCACATTCGCTGCGGAGTTATCAATTACAACAAAGGTAGTATTGAATTTGATAATGGAAGTCGTATTATATCTACCACAACTACCGGCAACACTGGTCGTGGTATGAGTATATCTTTACTTTACTGTGATGAGTTTGCATTTGTTCCACCTAACATTGCAGATGAATTTTGGACTTCAATATCTCCAACACTAGCAACTGGTGGTAAAGCAATTATCACTAGTACTCCTAATAGTGATGAAGATACTTTTGCTAGTATATGGAAAGAAGCCAACAAAAAATTTGACGAATATGGCAATGAACAAGACGTAGGAATTAATGGGTTCTTTCCTTTTACCTGTTCATGGAGTGAGCATCCTGATAGAGACGATGCATGGGCTCAACAAGAAAGAAGTAGAATTGGAGAAGAAAGATTTAGACGAGAATACAATTGCGAATTCTTAATCTACGATGAAACTTTAGTTAGTAGTATTTGTCTATCCGGATTAGAAGGCAAAACACCTATAATGAACATGGGTCAGACTCGTTGGTATAAAGAACCTAATTCAGAGCATATCTATGCAATAGCTTTAGATCCTGCACTTGGAACTGGCGGAAATAGTGCAGGTATACAAGTGTTTGAATTACCTAACTTTACACAAGTAGCCGAATGGCAGCATAATTTAACTCCTATAAGCGGACAAATACGTGTCCTCAAAGAAATATTAAAATATATACAGGATTGTGTAGGGGAAAATAACAATAACAATATCTATTGGAGCGTAGAAAACAATACTGTTGGCGAAGCAGCTCTGATATGCATTAGAGATATTGGAGAAGAGAATTTTCCAGGTATGTTTGTTAGCGAACCTATACGTAAAGGGCATGTTCGTAAGTTTCGCAAAGGATTTAACACTACACATAAAACTAAAATTACAGCAGCAGCTAGACTAAAATACCTAATAGAATCAGGTAAGATGAAAATACATAGTAAGCCCTTAATATCAGAATTAAAAGCATACATAGCTTCAGGAATTACATTTAAAGCCAAAGAAGGAGAATGGGACGATTTAGTCAGTGCTTGTTTACTCATAGTTAGGATGTCCCAAGTACTATCGGACTGGGATAGCAGAGTTTTTGAATCTTACAGTACTAACGACGCTTATTCAGAAGAGGATTTTGAGCCTCCTATGCCTATTTTCATTTCGTCAACACTCGGATAAATATCAGTATGGACAAAAATCTTGATTTAGCAGCAGAAGAATTATTTGCAAAACTTAGATCGCAGTTTTCGCGACTATCCTTGAAGAATGAAGCGGGAGAATCTACCGACGAGCCCGGTCAAGCCCGAGAATTTGTATTCGATTTTACAAAAAAAGGTGTTCCCTTAGGAAGCGTAAGAATAGATCTAA